TCCGCTTTATCTGACTTACCAGATACAACCGTTTTAAGGTAACACTCTTATGTTGTCGAAATGTCAACCTACAAGGTTCAACCGGTTTATGCTGAGCTTGTCTTCGGGTGGCTTGACCTGTCCATGGACATCGACCCGTACGTGACTCCGAATGACGTTGCCACGTATGTTGCGTGGAACTTCAAAGGGGGCCAACTGGGCACGTATGCCATGAGGTTCCCTACCGAGTGCTCCAACACAGCATATCCCGACGGCCCACTTAGGCAGCTTGTGTCGGCCACATCAGAGCTTGCCCCAGCGCTACGCGACGTCCTGACCAACCGGCGTGCCGCACAAACCCGCGCAATGCGCAGCCGAGCGGACTGGGCATACTCGTTCAATTTGGTACGACGCACAGTCCTTGACGGGCGGCTGACCATGCACTCAACCGAGCCGGCCATTAGCGGGTTGAAGGCAGTCTATGAGGCATGTCATGCTCTGTGGGATTACTCGGGCCATGCAAGTGTCCCGCCAGTGTGGACGGAATATGAGGCATTCATTCGCGAAAGCATCCTAGCCAGCGCATCAGCCAGCCACTTGGACCTAGCATCAGCGGATGGGGCCAGGCGCCGAGCAACAGCTGCTATTCGTGCAACACCGGCCCCTGCTCTACTGCGCGTGCTCGACCAATTCGACAAGCTCCTGGCATACACAGGCAGCGTGGCTGCGCGCATGAAGGCAAGATCCTTCGGGCGCCAACTTCTGGCAGGTGGCGACTCAGCTGACGCAGTATACTCAGTGTTTGAAGTCGGGCCACTGCGCTTCTATGCAGCCCATGGCATGGCAGTTGCCCGGATTGCCGACCGTACATTGGCTGTGTCCAGGTCTGATCTTGTACGAATCCACCAACTCTGCACTGCTACCGTGTCCGGCCTAGTCGCAACTGCCGCACAAGCAGCTGTAGTGCCCACTGCGCAGAGGCCCGCTATTGGCAGAGTGGCTAAGGCATACTGCCGGCAGGTTGACCGGATCTACCAGGCGGTGCGTCATGTGCCACAGGGTGATGAGGTGGTCGTGTGCAAGGCATTCAAACGAGCATTTACCTACTTCATAGGCTGCCTGGCCGGGCCACTTGGGCGAGCGGAAGCAGACGAGCTCTGGGCCGAGACGCTGGCAACGAAGCATGTGCCTCAAGACATCATGCGTGACTGGGTGCAAGAGTGTCGGGGGCACACCGCGAGCAATGCCTTCAATATTGGCAAGGTCTACAAGTTGTGCCCAGCCCCGGACGCGTGCCCAGCCCGCACCTTGATTGAGCGACACGAGATGGTGTGCAATAGGAACAGTGCCGACCCTGCCGCTGCGGCAGAGCTCAAGATGATCCTCCGCGACCAAATTCTTAGGGCGTACATCCGAAAGCCAGGGACAAAGCTCGCGTTCCGTGCCGGCCGGGCTGAGCCGCGGTGGGCTGCAGATTACCGGGCTGGCCGCTTTGACGCAGTGCCAACAGCTGAGATCCACGACGCACTGGAGTGGGAGGGCACTGCCACTATGCCCCCGAGGCTTCCTGATGATCCAAGCGTATGGAAAGACTCCGGGCTCGGGTGGGACACCCTAGAGCAGGCCATGGACCCGGTAAAACCCAAATACCATGGGAACATGATGACCAGAATGATGGTTGACTCGGCGGCCCCGATGCCTGGTGTGCGTCATATGCGTGGCCCACACGTGCACAAGATTGACACCAAGCCGGAGGGCTACAAGGATCCCGCACGTGGCATCTACTCAGGGAACCTGCGAGACAGGCTGGATCAGTCATGGATGGAGGCAGCAGTCGAGGAGGTCGCCGTGAACCACCCTGCGTTCATGATAGGGGCCGATGTGGCTCAGCGTGAGAGCCGGGTAAGGGCCATTGTGGAGCGAAACCAATCGCCACATCTCCAGGACGTGCTGTATAGCTTCGACATCTCTGGGTGGTCCCCCCGCATGGACCCAGCTGTGCAAGACGCCAGCCACCAGATCTGGGCAGAGCTGTATGATGAGGACTTGTTCAGGCACGCCCGCGCAATCAATGAAAACGCAGTGGTCTACATGAACAAGAATGGGTACGCGGGCTGGTTCGTGAACCCTGGCGCCAACTTTGAGGGCTACAATGGGAAGGAGATGACGATGATCCTCGTCAGCCTAATGGCACGTGCGGTCCGGCATTGGCGTGATGAGGTGATCGCTAGTGGCCTAGGGACGGCACGCGAGGCCACGGCCTGGGCCGCAGTACTCCTAGCCTACATAGATGATGGCCTAGCAAAGCTCACGCTGCCGCGCGACAGAGTAGTTGCACTTTTTGACCTGTACAAG